TAGATTTAGAGGAGAATCCCTTAGATGTCAGTTAAAAAATTTAAATTTGTGTCCCCAGGCGTATTTACGCGAGAGATCGACAATTCCCAACTGCCAGCAGTTGAGACACCCTCGGGCCCAATAGTTATAGGGAGACTGCCACAAGGCCCAGCAATGGAACCAGTAAAGATTGATTCTTTTTCTCAATTTGTTGAAGTGTTTGGCAATCCTGTTCCGGGAAAAGCAACAGGAGATGTGTGGCGCGTTGGAAACTATCAAGGTCCGACTTATGCTTCATACGCAGCACAGGCTTATTTAAGAAATAGTGCCGATTCTATGAGCATTGTTAGACTAGCTGGATTAGCTAGTGAAGATGTCGGTACAGGAGGAGAGGCCGGCTGGACCGTCCAAGATGACGTATCTGTCGATCCGGCTCTCAATGCCGGTGCATATGGAATGTATCTGTGCGAATCGGGTTCGGGCGCCAAGAATGCCTATCTGGCTGCAATTTGGTATATATATGATGGGGGAGCCATAGGGCTTTCCGGAACCCTTGCAGAAGGAGGCACCCTGACTGGTGGTGTCGGTGGACTAATTGACCCATCTAGCGATATTGGTTCTTCAAAGGGCCCAGATTATCAGGCTTACATTAAAGACACATCTGGCGACGAAGTTTATAAGACAACCTTTAACTTTGATCCTTCTTCTAGAACATTTATTAGAAAAGTATTTAATACAAACCCCCAGACACTAGGCGGTGTTTTGCCGGCCGGCTCTTATAACCTCGGGGAAAGTGTTTATTGGCTCGGAGAGACTTATGAGTCCTTCATCCAAAAGCAACTTGATTTAGGAAATCTTGATGATAGCGCATATGGTTTGATAATGCCATTCGATAAAGCGGCTAAAGCAGACTATACTCAAGATTTTACAAAGGCAAAAACCGGTTGGTTCTTCTCACAAGATCTATCAACCACAACGGGATCCTATCTGCCACAGAATATGCAGAAACTATTTAGACTTCATGCAACAGAACCTGGAAAATGGGTTCAAGATAATATAAAAGTATCTATTCAAGGTCTCACTTATTCAAGAAGTACAACTGGCGCAAACAATTATAGTTCGTTTACCGTCGTTCTTCGCAAGGTAAATGATACTGACAAAGTTGTTAAAATTGTAGAGCGATTTTCAAATGTTAACTTAAATCCATTATCAGATAATTACATTGCAAAGAAAATTGGTGATAGGTATAGCGTCTGGGATCAATCAGTAAAATTAATGAGAGAGTATGGAGAATATTCGAATGCATCTAAATATGTAAGAGTAGAAGTTAACGATACCGTTAGAAATGGTATCGCAAATGCGGATTTCCTACCATTTGGAGTAAACGGCCCAGACAAATTTGTAGATGTTGGTGTCAGCGCGTCTATCGATCCTGCAACGATCGTAGAGGATACGACAACTTCACCAGATAGTCTGACTGGATCGTCGCCAGGAAATACGATTGCCACGGGCTCGACTATTACTTCATATGCGGCAACATTAAAATTCCCAGAAATGATACTCAGGAATTCATCTTCTGCCGGCAATTTATATGCCGAAACGGATGCCTATTTCGGCATGACAGCCGCGCCCTATTTAGAGAATTCAACATTGGCGTATGCCAGTTCCGTCCCCGGAACCGGATATCCAGATTATGTATACCCTCTTCCAGCCGGCGTGACCGACGCAATGGTAGAGCCAATGTGGAGATTTTCGTTAGATGATGTGGTCCAGCCGCTTGGTAAAAATTACGCTCACTATTCAGCTTCAAGTAGAGCAGCGGGTACCTCATATTCCGCCACAGGAAGCTGGAGAGATGTTATAGACTCTGGATGGACTCGTTTTACCGCGCCACTATACGGCGGGTTTGACGGACTAGAGATCATAGAAATCGAGCCGTTTAGGAACTTCTTGCTCGATGCCGATTCAAATAGAAATACCAATTACGCAATGAATACACTTAGGACCGCTATAGAAGTTATCGCGGATCCCGAAACAGTTAATTGTAATATGGTGACTATTCCAGGCATTACTAATACAAACATTACAACAAATCTTGTTGAAACCTGCGAAGACAGGGCCGACGCACTAGCACTCATCGACATTCCCGAAGTTTATACACCATTTACTGAAACTTCCGCAGCATATTCCGATCCTGCTAGTCGAGCGGGAACCGTCTCTCAAGCGGTTTTGAATTTAGAAGAAAGGCAAATTGATAGTTCTTACGGATGTACTTACTACCCTTGGGTCCAAATTCAAGATACTGTTACCACGAATAATCGCTTGTGGGTACCCCCTTCTGTTGTCGTCTTAGGGACGCTCGCTTCCTCTGACGCAGTTTCAGAAGTTTGGTTTGCACCGGCTGGGTTTAATCGCGGTGGTCTATCTGGCGGTTCGTCAGGTTTGCCTGTTTTGAATGTTAGTCAAAGATTGACTTCAAAAAATCGTGACACACTTTACGATGCGAACATTAATCCGATTGCATCTTTCCCGAATGAGGGAATCGTAATCTTCGGACAGAAAACTCTTCAAGTAACACCGTCTGCTTTAGATAGAATTAATGTTAGGAGAATGTTGATTTTTGTTAAGAAGCAAATATCCATTTTTGCCAACACTATCTTATTTGACCAGAATGTCGAAGTTACTTGGAATAGATTCAAGGCACTCGCAGAGCCGTTCTTGGCAAGTGTAGAAACAAGACTGGGCTTGAGTGATTACAGATTGGTTTTGGATAATACAACAACTACACCAGATTTGGTTGATCGTAATATTATGTATGCCAAAATTTTCCTGAAGCCCGCCAAAGCAATCGAGTTTATCGCACTTGATTTTGTAATTACAAATCAGGGTGCAGGTTTTGAGGATTAAAATGGAAAAAACAACTATATATAATAGAATGGGAGATTTTAATTATGGCAGGTGCTAAAGAATTTTGGACAAGCGCGGAAGTCGATCCGAAAAGAAAATATAGATTTAAAGTTGAACTATCTTCTGGGGCCGCAACAGGAACTGCCCTAGAGACTGCTGGTGTAATTTGGTTTGCGAAAACTGTCGATAAGCCTGAAATAACCATTAATACTGGTGAAGTTAACTTTATGGCCCATAAATTTTATTATCCTGGTACAGTAGAGTGGAATGAGGTTAATCTAGTACTGGTTGATCCCGTTATGCCAGATGGTGCACGAGCAACCACTAAATTGCTTGAAAATATGGGCTATCTTGGTCCTAAAAATGCCGCTGTAAATCCCTCCTCTCCCTCCAAAATACATGCTTTCCGAGTTATAATTTCTCAAATTGATTCAGTAGGAAGTGAAATCGAAAAGTGGACACTAAATAACGCAATTTTGACAAAATTGGGATTCGGTGACTTGGATTATACTTCTGAAGACTTAACGGAAATTTCTATGACATTTAGATATGATTGGGCTGAATTGGAAGCCGGCGGAAGCACGGGTATCTTCGGCGGAAGTCAAGGGCCTGTTTAAGGTTTTAAAATTTTAAAATATAGCAATATAAACATAGAGGTGAAAATTGGCTAGAAATACTAAGGGGAGGCTCGGCAAAGACCTAGAACCTTCAACCCCTTCAACTCCTGACTCTGTTGCAGCGCTGACAGAGGGAGGACTTAATTTTGCAACACCAACGGATTTTGTGGAATTACCATCGCAAGGAAGGTTTTATCCACCCGATCATCCCTTGAGTGGTGAAGAAACAATTGAAATTAAATATATGACTGCAAAAGAAGAAGACATTTTATCTTCTAAGACACTTATAAAGCAGGGTGTCGCCCTAGAAAGACTCCTTAAGAGTATTATTATTGATAAGAGAATCAGGCCAAGTGAGATGCTTACCGGAGATAGAAATGCAATATTGATTGCTTCTCGAATAACGGGTTACGGGCCAGAATATAACACAAAAATAAGCTGTCCTTCGTGCATGCAAACTGGAGATTATGAGTATGATCTTTCGGAAGTGGTGGCAGAACCGATTCAGGACGATGAAGAAGTCACCTGGACAGAAGAAAACACAATGCTCATCAATTTGCCTTTGACAAAAATAGAAGTCGAAGTAAAACTATTAACTGGCAAAGAAGAAATGCACCTAGCTAGACTTCAGCAGTCTAAACAAAAAAAGAAGTTGTTAGAAACAATCTTAACAGATACACTTAAGACAATCATAGTTTCTATTAATAAAGATTCTTCTAAAAGTATATTGGATGAATTCATCGGCGGAGTCCCGGCAAAAGATCTCCATTATCTGAGGGCGGTTTACGCAAGAAATACTCCCAATATTGATATGTCACACGACTTTGAGTGTGATAACTGTAATTATCGAACGGTCCTGGAGGTGCCGTTTACTACGGACTTTTTTTGGCCTAAGTGATGAATACATAAAAAATGTTTATGAAGAATTCTTTGCAATGAAATATTACGGAGGGTGGAGCTTTATGGAAGCTTACAACCTTCCCATCTTGATTCGCAGGTGGTTTTTAAAGAGACTTGCAGAAGAAATTCAAAAAGAAGCAGACCAAATGAAAAAATCCCAGAGATAAACTATATTTCTTGGATTTTTTACTATTTAGAGTAAAGGAATATTTTATCATGGCCAAGAGTATATCGGGAACAAAGCAATCTGTCGCGCTGTGGACGGATATCGATCCGTATAACTATAATTCTAGCATCCAAGAACCGGTTCAAAAATTTAAATTTGTTGTTGATTTATTTCTTTACAAGGGCACCATCAATAAGGATGGTACTATTTCAAATCCCAAGCAGTGGCGACCAGCCCAACATCTGATTAAGTCCATTGATCTCCCTACTACACAATTGGGTTCCTTTGAGAATAAAATGGGTGGTATGAACACAAGCGATTCAGTTTCTCTCCATGCTCAGGACGCGAAGATCGATGACCTTACTATTACCTTTTATTTAACAAGGGCTCTGGCACGATCTTTGAGACAAACTTATTTTACTTATTATGCAGCATTCAAATCAAAGGACAATACTGGAAAGCCGATCGGTAAGTCGGCGCCAGTTATCTTTCAAACCGGAGGAATGGGCACACTAACCGTCCAAGAATATTTCAGAAGAAAATCTAGAATAGTCGTAACGTTGATTAGTTCGACAACGACAGCGAGACATTCCGATCCCGTTGTCGCCACGGAACGAGATGAACTGCCAAAACCTTTCTTCCGGCCTGGGGTTACTTCAGAAACAACTCAGATTACTTATTATAATATAACTCCCATAAGTTTAGATCTGGGTGAGTTGGCATATGGAGATTCTGAAATTGTAGAAGCAAAAATGGTATTCAATGTCGGGGCTTTGGGAATCGGCGCAGAAGAAGAAACAACTCTAATAGCAGACCCGAACGCCCAAAACGGCGGTGGTGGCGGAGGTGCTGGTGCCGATTCCGACGCGCCCGAAATAATTGTAGTACCCCAACCCACCGGCACAGATGACTCATAAAATAGGAAAATAAATTATGGAAGAACAAATTTTAGAAATAGATTTAGAAGAATTAAAAAAGAACCAAAACCAGCTTAATGAAAGTTGGTTGGCTATGTATGGAAATGTTATTGAAATGATCTTAAAAGAAATGTTTGGGATGCCAATTTTTGGATCTTCAAGCTATATAAAGGGGAAACCCCAAGATGTTCGTGACTTTGCCAGAGCCGTTGGAAATGAAAAGAAGTATGTCCAAATGGCGAAAGAATATGGATTAAATGATCCAAAAACTTATAAGCAAAGAGGCAAACTTCAAAAGGCGATTCAAGGATTTGAGAAGAGAACAGGGATTAAGTGGCCCTTTAAATAGAGGGAACAGGAATTTTTTAATTAATGGCAGACGACGATACCAGAACAGTACAACACATTGACGCGGAAAGAGATGCGTTAAAATCCCTAATTGCAGAAAAACTGGCCTTAGGAGAAGCCACCGAGGCCGAGACAGCGGCCCTGATAAGACTAAATGAAGAAAGAGAGAATTTTGTAGATTCTTCTGGGAGAACCATCTCCGCATTAGATGCTGAGGCCGCAGCGCTTAAGGCTGCCACCGACTCGGGCGCAGAATTAGCCAAGGGCCTCGGCAAACTTATTGGAATAAATAAAGATTTCAATGATACTCTCGCTGGTCAACTATCCAACATGATGAGCAGTACCGTTGCGCAAGGAAAGTTCAAAGAACAGTTAAAGAAAACTTTTCATCCCGCGAATTTAATAAACAATGTCATGCAGAAAATGATACAATCATCTGCGGACTTGGCCATTTCTACAGACCGCGCCATGGTAAACTTTAATAAATCAACTGGCGCCCTAAGAATGTATCAACACCAGATGGTAAATCTTGAAAAGGAGCAATTTAGAAATAATATTACCATAGAAGATGTGGCAGAATCATATGGATCAATGGTTAAAAATGTGGGCAACTTGCATACAATGTCCGGAAAATCTCAAGAATCCCTAGCCCTCACAACGACTACCTTACAAGAACTGGGCGTAGATGCCGATACTACTACATCAAATATTAATTCTTTAACCATGGGCCTTGGAATGAGTATGGAACAAGCCACAAAAACCCAACGAGAGATGTTTGTTTTAGCTCAGGCCATGGGAAAGCCTCCATCGGAAATGTCGAAAGAATTTAATGCAGCATTACCAAGACTTGCAGCTTTCGGAAATAAAAGTGCAGATGTTTTTAATAAAATGGCAAGGAATGCCAAGGCAGCAGGAATATCCGTTGACGCGATGTTGAGAATCACAGAGAAATTCGACGAATTCGGATCCGCCGCTGATTCGGTTGGAAAGTTGAACGCGGTTCTTGGTGGTCCTTATCTTAGTTCATTGGAAATGTTAAGAAAAACCGATCCTACAGATAGAATGAAAATGCTTTCAGACGCCACCAGACAGGCGGGAAAATCATTTGACACAATGGGTTATTATGAAAGAAAAGCAGTCGCAGATGCAATGGGTCTTTCAGATGTCAACGAACTGGCCTTGGTTATGGCTGGAAAATTTAATCTTGTTGGAGATAATGTGGCGAAAACCTCATCAGAAATTGAAGCCTTGGCGATGCAAACTCAAGAATTCAATACCGTTACTGATGTTGGAAGACAGGTGATGCGTATGTTTGCGGTTCAAATGGGCCCAGTTATTATGGGCATAAAGAAAATGCTGGGTGGCTTCATTCAATTAGTTAATTATTTCCCCGTTGTTAAAGTGGCCTTCGCCGCGCTAGCAACTGCGATCGCGGTGGCAATGGCTGTCATCGCCGTTTCCATCGCAATTGCCAGCGGCGGCGTCTTCGCCGCTTTCCAGGCAGCCACTGCTGCTATCTCCGCACTCATCGTTGCCATGGCGATGTTGTATTCTTATGTGGGAAATTTGGGAGATATTTTTGATAGCACTAACTTGATGGTGTCAGCGCTTAAAGTGGGGTTACTGCTTATAGCCTCCGTCATGTTCCCATTATTCGCCCCTATGTACGCCCTCATTCAAGTATTTGTATATTGGAATGAGATAATCGAGTATGGAAAAAGTATACTCAAAGAATATGCCAGCGAGTTTCAGCCACTATTTGCCGTGTTCGGGGAACTTCAAGAAAGATTCCAGGCTCTTTCAATTTTTCAGGGAGAAGCAACTGACTGGATGGGGTATTTCACCACAGCGCTAGAGTATGCTCTTCCATACATTATTGATGCGGCAGTTTCCATTGGTTATATGGTCGCCAATCTGCTTGAGGGCACCCTCGTCCTGTATGAGCTTCTCGACAGCCTCGGCGTCTTCCATCTTTTGAAGGGCCTCGCCATCGCCGTCGCTGTCAACCTCGGCGTCTTCGTCGCCGCATTAGCAGCAGTGGCTTATATATTCATAAAAGTCGCACAACTTGCGATATGGCTTGTGAAGGTGTTAAATCCCCTTTATTGGATATTCCAGGGAATTACACACCTTATCACACAGGGAGAGAGTCCGTCCACAATACAAGCCCTCCAGTGGACCATCGATCTATTCAAAACTATGGGCAGCGTCATAATGGCTCCAATAAAGGCGATCGGATCCCTTATCTCAAAATTATCTGAATTCGCCAAGATGATCTTCGGAGGAGGAATCGTTGGAAAGGCTTTCGGGTATTTATCTTCTTTCTTCGGCGGAGGCGATGTGGGAATAAGCGCGACTGCAACCACAAAAATGATAGGGGGCGGCGGCGTCCAAGGTGCTGACAAAGCTCGAAGAGACCAACAACGAGAAAACGCCGAGACGATTGGGGTGGAAGTTGGCCGACAAGTTACACTGGCCTTAAATGCACGAGACAAAGATCGAGTACAACAAATAGAACTTATGATTGAGAGCAAAACAAGTTTATCAAATATGTTTGATTTCTTTGCCAAAGGTATGGAACGAAGATTAGCGGGCAAAAGCTCTAATTTCGGATCAGCAGCAGATGCAGCAAGTTCGGGACTTTCCACTAGTTCAAATAGTGGCCAGAAAACAAGGAGTAAGAAATAAATGGGCGTAGGAGTATACATTACAAAATATCCCTTAATAATGACAAAGAGTGACCGAAATCAGGTATTTATCAAGGGGAAGAGTGGTCTTGATAGTTTTTCCATATCATATAATTTAGAGTGGGAAGGGGTCTCCGTTTATGGACGACAGGATCCTATTCAGAGCTATAAATCAAGTGGAGAAACTATGTCTTTAACTTTTCCTTTGGTGATTGATGTCGACTATCGCGACGTTGCCGCCGACATCGAGAAGGGCACCCACGCAGTCACTGCTTTAGACGCTTTAAATGCTTGGCTTGAGAGAATATCTAAATTGTGTCGGCCAATATATCAAGGGGGAGCTATAAAACAGTCTCCGCTTGTCTTAGTTGTCGTCGGCGCAAATGAAACACTCTTGAACTGGACCGGTGTTGAAACTACCGCTCAGTTTGGCGGCGCGCCATATATAGTGGCTCCCACAAGTTTAAGCATAGATTTCGGAGATAGAGCCAGAACTATTAGTGCCTTTACTCAAGGAGGTGGTGCACAGAGTACCAATGTTGCAGCAGAAGCCGGCGGGGCCCTGCTCACCGCAACGGGCATAGTTCCTTCTAAGGTCCTTATTACTTTTAGTGGTGCGATTCTCTATCCCGATAGAAGATATCTAGCAATCGACGCCGCTCGCGGAGCGGATGACTCTAACGATACAGGCGCAAATGCAACGAAGAAAAGAGAAGCCAAAGCGGCGGACGCGACGAGGCCATCCGGCGATACCACCACACCCAATTAAAGGAAAATAAAATGTCACTATCTAGATACGCTTCTCAATTTATAATAACAAACAATAGCGAAATTTATGACGAGCTATTTCGTGAAAGGGGGGTTACGAAAATAAATCAATTTGAAACTCCTACAATATATCACCCAGATCTCCAGGAGCTAACAAACATATCCTATGAGACAAAAAGGTGGAAAGTTGGCGATCGCCTCTATAAGGTAGCACACAGATTTTATGGAGATTCAACTTACTGGTGGGTTATTGCACAGTTTAACAACAAGCCAACAGAATCTCACTTTAAAGTGGGGGACATCTATTATGTTCCTCTTTCCATAGAGTCGATATTAGAATACTATAGGATATAAAATAGAGAGTAAAAAATGGCTGACAAAGTTGACAAATTTAAGAATTTAAAAGAAATCGATGGCTTCGATGAAAAATTCAAAATCGCCGGCGATCCGGAGTATAATCAAGATGATTTTGTCGAAAGACACGCCCAAGGGAAAGAATTTCACCAAGCTATTATCGCAGACGATCCCAGTTCTGGCAGCACCCTTAAAAGTCTTTATGAAGATAATCTTCCTGGCGATCGCGCCACATTTGATGCAAAAATTGAAGAAATATACGGTAAAGGATCGACACCAGTTGTCCGAAAACTTATCGAGGCCCAAATAAAGGGAAAAGCGGCCGGAAATGCAGGTAAGCGAGATATCGATCATTTAGATACTCAGGTTTTATCCCGCGACGTAGCAAACTATTATATTATCCAGAAAAAAGCTGCCGTAGAGACTATAGTCGCGGGACAAGCGACCATAATTGACGCCTCTGATCTCGACGAAGAGGCAAAGAAAAAACAAAAAGATGCGGCACGAACAGTAGCACAGCGATTTGTGGATGAAGACGAAGACGGCATTCTCACCGAAGGCGAGGTGGCTAAGTTTGGAAGTGAATACGAAGCGTATATAAGCCAAGAACTTAAAAAAATTGGAAAATTTGATCATCAAAACTATCTTCTCGGGCACATAGGAGAGTTGGGATATTTATCTAAGGCGCGCCAAGGTGGAACCGACTACAGCGCCATCTATCTCGATGGAGCCGACTACAGCAGCACAGTCGACCCTAATTCAATTCGCGGTATTCGAGGAACTGATGATAAGATTTTATCTTTATATGACACTTCGACAAATCCCATTAGTAAATTAAGAAAAAAAAATAAGGGATATGGTATTCTTTCCCTCCCGACAGAAAAACTATCTCAATTGGTGCCATCCATAAAACTTTTTAAGTTATATACCACTACAACAACCAAGAAAGGATCAAAAAAGAAAAGTTCAACTACTCATGAAGTAGAAATTCCATTTCCCACAACAAGCTTAATATATGCAAATAGTGGTAAAAATTTTGGTGCATCCAGTGGCATCACAGCAGGAAGCCAAGATCCTAGTAATTTTTTTAAAAATAGGGACGGCTTTGGAATAAAATCTTTTGATTGGACGTTAGCCGGCAAAACGGAGGTCACCGCAAAGACAGATATAACGGCCAATTTAAATCTTTATTTTCAGGACTTCGGACAGTTAACAACTCCTAGAAAAAACAAAAAAGGTCAGGTCTTTAGATATCTTGACCTTGTTTTAGAGCAGGACGAAGCCCTGAGGCAGGGAATACAATATTTAAAAATAGTAGTGGGTTGGGCGGTTCCCTTACATCAGGGCCTTGGGTCGTTTACTTCGGAAGAATTAGATATAATAAGAGAAAATAGTATATCCCTAAAAATGACAACCACGGATTATTCTATTGTCTTTAATGATTCTGGAAACGGAACTTTCGAACTAGGCATTGAATATCGGTCTTGGGAAGGAGAATTTACGACAGATACCCTTGTTAATATTTTATTGCCAGACAAGGAAAATTGCAAAATACTGGGAGAACTTTCCAAAGTAATAAGCGATGCGGAAAAGAATAATCTAAAAAAAGTAGATGGAAAAACCGTAGCAGAATTGCAAACAGAAAGAAACGATATAGAAAGTAAAATGATTCCTGAAACCCATACGAAAATAATGACCCTCCTAACAGACAGCGAATCTATATATCATATGTCCCTTCCCCTCGAAGCGGTTTTTGATTTCCAAGGAGTAGATACAGCGGTCTCCGAGAGAACTCTAACAAGCCTTCCAAGTCAAAGGGGGCCGGCAGTCAACTCGCTAGTTACAAAAATAGCCGCAGGAGAAGAAGAGTCGGAGACAAAGGCGGACGATGACGGAAATGTAGATATCTATTATACTTTTCTGGGAGACATAATTCAGGCAGCTATGATAAATTCTTTGGACGTGCAAAAACTCCAGCTTTTAAATAAAGGGGATGCCTCACAAGCTGATTTTATTAAAGTTTTAACCACGGATGTAATATTTGGAAACGATATTGTTAATATTGCCGATATTCCCATAGATATTAGATTTTTTGCTTCATTCTTTTGGGAAAGAGTCACCAATAAGACAACAAGCCGAAAAAGCCTTTCGAGTTTCATAGGTGAGTTGTTGGCTTATATGTTGGAAAACAGGATTGGAGACTTCTTCAGCAAACTAGCGGGAGACAATTATGAATTTGAGACTTCGTGGTTTAATTTTGAAAACAAGGCTGTAGGTGTACAAAGTGCAGACACAGTGGATTTGAAGGACGGGATAAAATATTCTTATTTAGCTGTGTATCCACAGCCTGTCGCGGGCTCTGTTAACTCGTCTCTTATAATAAAAAAGGGAAAATACGCCCATGCTAAAAAGATAGATCAGACACAAGACGGCATATATCATTTCATTTTGGGTGCGGCCGACTCGATCGTAAAAACCGCCTCTTTTGAAAAAACAGATCTGAAATTCGAGAAGGAGAGAAGGCTTGTTGAGGGATCTTCGCCGTTTGCCATTCTGAGGAATGTGTTTCAAGTTAATCTGAGATTATATGGGAATACTCTTTTTTGGCCTGGAAGTTTGGTATTTATTAATCCCTCCCAAGCTGTGGGTGACGGTGGACATCCATGGATCCCAGGTTCAATATTTAATATAATGGGCTTCGGCGGATACCATCAGGTTATAAGCGTTAAAAACTCTATAAGTGATAATACATTTGAAACAGCCTTAGAGACTAAATTTATAAATTCAGGGAACCCGCCACCGCCGGCAACCAAAGGCAAGACCACTACTACTACTGCAAGCGGCCTCACTAAAGGCGCCGCCATCGAACAACCAAAGGGACTCACTCCTCCTGTTCGAACTGAAGGGAGTGTCAAAAAGTGAGACACCTTTACAACAGGATTTCTAAATAATGGCTATAAAATATAAAGCGACAAATTCAACAAATTTATTATCTTTATTCGTAGAAAGAATATTGTATGACGCAATTTTTATATCACCCGAAAATGCAGATCAACTTTTTGTTGTACCTGGAGGAAGGCAAAAAGCTTCCGGTGAGGCTATTGGCGTCAAAAATTATTGGGCGTTCGAAAACATCTTATATGGTAAAGTAAATAAAAGCCTGATATGTGTAGCCCCCATAAAAGAAATATTAAAACCTATTGATAGCGATGGAGAGACATTTTATGTCTTTTCAGAAGTGGCCGAGTGTTATTCAACTTTTAGGGATTTTTTTAACTTGAGGGCAAGATATGGTAATCTGGCCGAAGACAATTATTTGCAGTCTCCTAAAATTTTTAAGGCATTCGAAGATGCAGATATAAATTATAATGTTTATTTGACTAAAAGGGTGTCCAAGTTTAATAAAAATATCTTCTTAGAACAACAAAATAATAAAATAAAAAATATAAAAGATTATTCAAAAAAATTTATAAATGATTTTATGAACAACAAAGGAGATAATATACTAACCAGAACCGCATATCGTTTGTCAAATAAAGTTTCTTCAACCTCCGCTGGTCTTTCTATAGAAATAGCCGATCTCGATCCATCAAATAACGCAGATAAACAATTATTCCTCGATTCTCCAAATTTTCAATTTTATAAACAATCAGCAATAAATGCTGGCTTCCTTATTGACAAAAATATTCCCTGGAAATTAAATTTCGATATGTCATCTCCGGTAAACAAAGATAAAATCCGACTCGTCGGTCCTGGTATTGACGCGGCCACAAGTTATTTGACTGAAAATTTTGTTAGAGTTTATCGCGAAGATATCGAGTATTTACTTTCCATGATCGTAATGGGGTATAATTCTTTGGTTAATGATGCTCCATTTTATAGAGAGGGTCTTTGTGTTTTCTCGCGAGAAAAAGTTGATAAAGAAAAGATATTCGAGGAAACGCTAAAAAGAAATTATTGGATTAAAAAGTATATTTCAATAAGGAATAAAGAAGCAGGACATCCATATAGAAACACCGAGATTGATAAAATAATTTTTAATGCCATTGATTTACCAGAAGAGCGCGCAATGGACTATATTGATAAAAAATTTAGATTGCCTTTTATATATGAAGGATCGCTTACCTATGAGCTTTTTAAACAAAATTTTACACAAAATACAAAATTTCCCCTTGACAATTTCTCTGAATATGTTAAAATAGTAATACAAAGAGCGATTAACGAAATTAACGAAATATATTGAGGGATAATGCTTTTTCAAACACTTGACGACAAAAAAGATTGCGTCGGAATTTACTATGATGAGCTTCTTTTCAACCAAGAATTACCAGATGACCTGACTCATACATGGTCATATTCGGGATTTCTGAAGGGAAAGGAGATTGAGTACGCAAAACTCTATTGTGGAGGAAAGACCCTCGATATGGTGTGTCCAGAGGCTCTGAGGGACCGCTACAAGAGATCCAGTGATAAACTCAGGGCTTTCATCAAATCTTTTATGACGGCGCGCGTATCGCTCGATGAGAACTGTTTTTTTGATTTAGTACCTCAAAAATTCCTTGAGGAGTTCTGTCAAGTCAAAAATTATATTTGTGAGCACGTTTTTGAGAATTATGAAAAGCCAAAGAACTATGATTATCTTGTTTCTTTGACTGAAATAATCGAAGACATAAAATATAGAAGCCTAAACTTAAATCCCCAGAACCTTTCCATGTTTAAAACAGATCATAGAAAGTTTTCACAAAACTTAAATCAGATTGAACATTCGTGCAAGTTCAATATTCACGGAACAAAGACCGGTCGATTGACAACAGAACCAAAAAGTTTTCCCATTCTTACCTTGAGGAAAGATCTCCGATCTGTTATTGAACCTCGGAATGATTATTTTGTAGAGCTTGATTTTAATGCAGCAGAATTAAGGACACTTATATCCCTTCAGGGCAAACCGCAGCCCAAAGAGGATATCCACGAATGGAATATTCAAAATGTATTCCATGGCTTGGGGACGAGAGACGAGGCTAAGAAAAGAATTTTCGCGTGGCTATATAATCCAGAAAGCCAAGATTATCTTTCATCAAGGGCTTATGACCGCGATTCGGTGGTACGAAAGTACTTCACACAGGGCCAAGTGACAACCTTTTTTAACAAGGTGATCCCCTCCGAGGAGAGGACCGCCTTGAACTACATTATTCAGAGCACTTGTGCTGAAAATCTTTTGAAACAAATGATAAAGGTATCTAATTATTTGGAAGGAGCAGAAAGATTGCCAGAAATCATAGATATTTTTTCCAATACGGTATTAGGAAAATTTATGGTGAATGTTAGAGTAGGTCAAAATTTTGGCCAACTAAAGAAATTAGGAGTATAATTTGAATATCATAGGTCTAGGAGATGCTGGGTGTAATATTGCAGACGCCTTCTCTCAATACTCACAGTATAAAATATTTAAAATAAATGTTGACATCGAGGGAAATAAGTGCTATAATATATTAAAGTGTAAGACAGCAGAGGAATACGAGAACGTGGATCTCCCAAAAATCAAAACATTCTTCAAAGGAACAAAAGGGGATACCCTTTTTATTATCGGAGGCTCAGGAAAAATATCTTGTGCTTCTTTGAAGATATTAGAACATATTAGACATTTGCCAATTTCTGTTCTTTACATTAAACCAGATATAGCATTACTCAATAAGGTGCAGAAAATGCGCGAAAGACTCGTTTTTGGCGTGATGCAAGAATACGCACGATCGGGAGTTTTTGAGAAGATATATATAATTTCAAATACCGAGCTTGATTCTGTTGTGGGCAGCGCCCCGATTATCGGATATCACGATAAGTTAAATGAAGTTTTAGTTTCAACGATCCATATGATAAATGTATTCCAGAATACAAAACCAGTAATTGGCAAAATCGGGAAACCCAAGGAAACACACCGCATATTAACGATTGGCCTTTTCGACGCAGAAAAAAATGAAGAAAAAATGTTTTTTTCCCTTGACAAAGCCCGAGAAAGATGTTATATTTATAGTATAAACGAAGATAAGTTAAGAACAGATAACGACTTATTCAACAAGCTTAAAAAGCAAGTGAAATCAAAAACAACAGAAGATCTCAACATAACATACGCCGTGTATTCAACCAATTATGATTATGATCTCGGCTACGTTATAGAAAGAACACCAAACATCCAATTACAGGAAATAAATTGAAAGCGCATTCAGGAACATTTATGAAGAAAGACGGAAGTCTACGAACAATGAGATTTATATCACTGGATAATCTCCCAGAAGGATTTTTTATCTCTCAAACAAAAGGCACCGGCAAGAAGAGAACTCTTGCAGAGGGGAGCAATCTTGTTTGGGACTTGGATAGACAAGGATTTCGTGTTTTTAACAGAAGCACGATTATAGGAGAGATTAAGAATTTCAATATTGAAAGTCTTGAGAACTTCGAACTCATTAGTGATTTTGAGTAAACAATAAAACAAACTAGCAAGACGAGAGATTTGTCGTCTTGACTTTAGCCAATGGCACAGTATAAAACTAATAGGAGAAAATTAACATGGCACTAGATATTGCAAAAATTCGAGCAAGGCTCGATAGCGTTAAAAACAACGGAAAGGCAGGAGGGTCTTTTTGGCGTCCAAAAGACGGCACTCAGACAATCCGCATTGTTCCAACCGCTGACGGCGACCCCTTTAAGGATTATTGGTTCCACTATAACTTGGGTCCAGATCAACGTGGAGGTCTTCTTTGTCCTAAGAAGAATCATGGAGAGGGATGTCCCATCTGTGATTTTAAGGATCAACTCTGGAAGGAGTTTAATGGGAATCAGGATTCTGATACCATGAAACTCGCTAAGGACTTGAGCCCTCGGCAACGTTTCTTCTCACCCGTAATGGTTCGTGGTGAAGAAGCAGAAGGAATTCGTATCTGGGGCTATGGTAAAGAAGCCTATACTGCTCTTCTCAACTTGGTTTTAAATCCCGAGTATGGTGATATTACTGCGATCGATGACGGAACCGATCTTACTATGACCTATGGGAAGCCACCAGGAGCACAGTTCCCGAAGACTACCTTGACCCCCCGCCGTCGCACATCACCGCTTTGTGATGAAGCGATTGGTGGAGAAGAAGAGTGTAGTCGTCTTATGGATAATATTCCCAACATCGATGGCCTTTTCCCCAAGAAGACGCTTGAAGAAGTCCAAACAGCTTTGGACGGGTTTATTAATTCTTTGGAAGGCACGAGCGAAGAATCTGACTCTTTCACCCCCCCACCGTTTGGGAGCACGCGGTTTAAAATAAGTGCTCCCATTTTTATTTCGAGGGGTTAATTTATGGCGAGAAAATCAATATCAACGGGCAAGCTTTCTATGGACGAGATGAGAAAGCTTATCAATAAGAAAGCCGGAATGAATGTCGCCCACAATCTCAAGGAGGCAAACCCAACAGAGGTTACACAGTGGATCCCTACTGGCTCCCGCTGGCTTGACTCGATCATCTGTCGCGGCAAGCTGTCTGGGATCCCTGTAGGAAAGGTCACGGAAATCGCCGGCTTAGAGGCAACAGGTAAGTCCTATATGGCCGCCCAAGTCGCTGCAAACCGATTCAGAATCCGCCATTGACCCGACCTTTCTTGAGAATACCGGATGCGATCTCGACAAGTTGCTATATATTCAAGCAACCTCTGTCGAGTTCGTTCTGGAAACGATCGAAGAGCTTCTTGGCGCAGACAATCAGATTCTCTTTATCTGGGACTCCTTGGCTTTAACGCCGGCAATCTCCGATGTTGAAGGAGACTTCAATCCGCAGTCTTCTATGGCTGTCAAAGCTCGTATTCTGGCAAAGGGAATGTCAAAGCTAACTCTCTCTATCGCGAACACTAAATCCACATTTTTAGTTCTTAACCAGCTAAAAACAAACATCACCCGATCACCCAGCGAGGCGATGACAACGCCCTATGTGACGCCCGGTGGAAAAGCTATGATATACGCATATTCGCTGCGTATATGGCTCACAGGCCGCAAGGCGAAAGCGAGTTTCGTGCTCGATGACAACGGGTTCCGCATTGGCTCCGAGGTTAAAGTGAAGCTTGAGAAGTCTCGATTTGGAACGCAGGGCCGACGCTGCAACTTCCAAATCCTGTGGGGAGGAGATAAGGTAAGCATTCAGGACGACGAATCTTTGTTTGAAGCCGTTAAGAAGGTAAGCATTCAGGACGACGAATCTTTGTTTGAAGCCGTTAAGGGATCCGATAACATCCTTCAAGCGGGGGCGTGGTTCACTATGGTTTTCGAGGACGGCTCAACCGAGAAGTTTCAAGCATCAAAGTGGGCAGATAAAATGCAATCTGACAAGTTCCGGCAAAGAGTTTATCAAATCATTGATGAAGAAATAATTTATAAATTTCACAATCGGCAAGGAAAGGCAGAAGACTTTTACGAACCAGATGAAGGGTAGATTAAGATGAAGAGAGTAATGGTTATTGACGCCCTGAATGCATATTTCAGGGCGTATATCGTTAACCCAAGCCTGTCCAAGAACGGCCA